GCTTCTGTCATTTTATTTACCTCCTTGGTAATCTTAATTGTACTAATGCCTTTAGCACTATCAACTAAGAACTTTATCATGTTTGCTTTTTCGTCATCACTTTTTTCTACAAAACCAATATTTTCCATGTTCTTACCACTTACTGGGCTTTCTGCTGTTTCTGAGTCAGATACTAATACAATGCCGTTTTCAGAATCGTAAAAAACATTTTCAATTACTGCATCTACTGATGCTCCAGAAATAACATTCTGTCCATTAACCTTTTCAACAGAGATAATGCTTGCAAATTGGTTTGCTGGGCTATCTACAAGAGATAGTTCATAAAGATCATAATCCTTGATAATACGAATTGCCTTGTCCATGTCTGCATTATATGCATCATCCCAAGACTTAATGTTGCCACCAATAGAAAAACCACTATATGTGCCGTCTAGGACTTTCTCCCAGGCATCTTGTGCACCCTTTGATACGTATGCAGATACATAAACTCCGCTATAAAACTTCTTTGAATTAGGGTCAAAATACTTATCTTCTTTGAATGAGACAATCTTTCCTACCGCTGAAGGTTGGTGCATTTCTCTTAAATTGCCACGGAAATTTTTAAATGCCTGAAGACTTGCCTCAGTTGTAACAATATCATCTTGCTTATCAATATTGTCAAGAGTTGCAAAGCCAGAGACCATTCTGCGTTCTACATCTACCTTGCCAATAGGCATTGACAGACGGACGCTATCCTTGTCTGTTGTCCAGTGTGCTTTATTGATTAACATATCGTTATCCATTATACCAAATGTTTTAAGAGATTTCTCAATTATTGAGACGCTCTTCCCTCTCCTTGTGGATTGCGTCCATCAAGAGTTGCAGCGCCATCTGATTGACTATTTGTTCTTTCTGTATCTCTTTGACGATTACCAGAAAGGTTTGCTCTAGCATCTGTTGCCTGTCTTGGAGTCATTACAAATGGAACATCCCCGTCTTTTCTTTGTGGCAAATCAAGTGCTGTGCGAGCCTCATTTGGAGTCATAACCTGAGTCTTAACATATCTTTCAAGAATTTGAGACTGTGCAATCTCATCAGTAAGAGTTAGTTCATTAAACTTAAGTTCAAGAACATCTGTCTTTTCCTTAATGATCTTATTAACAACCTTTTCAAGATGATGTTGTGCAGGACGAGCAACCTGTTCTTTAAATGTTCTGTCTTGAGAAAGCGCTGCAGCAAGTCCAGATTCTGATCCACCTAATTTTGAGATAGGTACTTGATGGGCAATTAAAATATCATCACGATTTTGTTTACGATACTCTTTAAATGATCCATCTTGGATGCCGTTTTCAATTGGCTCCATCTTGAACTCAACCTTGTTTTGATCAGTATCTCCAGGAAGTGGAATGTAAAGAGTTCTGTGGGACTGAGACTTTAATCCAGTTTGAAGGAATCTAAACATCTTATCTTCAGCGTCACCAGATAGTTTTGCACCCTTTAGGGTAATAATGTATCTTGGCACAGCCTTGTTTTCAAAGTAGTCAATGTTGTATCTTGACGCTAGTTGATCTCCAATTAAAGATGGCATTTCAGAAACAATGTCTGGAATTCCATAGTAGGTATTTAGTGGAGAGTAAGACTTGATATGAATAATTTCATTTGCACGAGTGTCTGCTGTTACTGGATTTGGATTATTAGCCCCAAAATTTCTAAAGTAAACAACTGCCTGCCCAATAATTTGAAGGAATCCATCATTAAGTCTACGAACACGAACAGTGGTTGCTGGAATGTGACCAATATAGCCAATTTCTCCCTTTATTGTTCTACCGACTTCAATAAAACCATTACCAGTTGCCTCAACATCCGTATAAACCTTTTCCATAATTTTTGTAAAACTATCATCATCATTAAGGTTTTCTAGCCAGTCACGCAATTCAATTTTTGCTCTTTCAATTCTGTTTCTTGCTCTGTCAGTTGCTGACGCATCTTCTGACATTTCTAGTCTAAGTGCAGTTCTATCTGCAATATCAAAACGATATCCAAGGCCTACGATATTTTCTACCTTTGCATCAATGGCTGCATGGTTAGCAAAAGATGTATCATAAAAATTTGCAAGTTCATACATATTGTATGGTGGTGTGATTACGTCAAATAGACCGTATCCGTTTCTGTATACTGTTCCAGGATTAAGGGCTTTTGATCCAGCATCCACTCCAGATGGAACTGCATTTGCAGAATCTAGGTACGCTTCATTTGGCGTTATTGCTTTGCTTACTTGTCTTGCCACACGGCGACGAAAGTTTTGATCTAGACCAGAGTATTTTTGTAACTCTTCCCAATTTTTATTAAATGGGTCACTTAAATTAAATTTACTTTCTTCTTGTTCTTGAGTGTTTAGGCTTGCTCTTACATACTGGAAGTTATCATCATCATCAGTCACTTTCGTACGCATCCCTTCCGTGTGTGTTTAGTGTTTTTTGTGCATCGGCGATTGCGCCTAGGTCATTAACATTTGGGATTAAACCCTGTCTCATTCTATCTTTTTGTTCTGAATATTCTTCTTCTGATATTCTAGTTAGTCCAGGAACAAAATGGGCTGTGCCTTCTCCGTCGTCACCATTAAATACTGCAGCCCTTTTTAGTTCTGCAATCTTTGAGATGTCACCTTTTTGAGCGGGGATGTTTAATACAGAACCCGTTCCGTCAGTAAACCACTTTCCGTTTGACTTCTTATATACGTATAGACCCCAGTCATAATGCTTATCAATGACCTTACGTCGTACATTTTCAACAATTGGTTTGCCAGTTTTTGGGCTAAATAAAGAATCCATAACCACAAGTATACCAGATTACACTGGCGAGCCTACAGATATTGACCACGTAGTGTCATTGTATATTTTCATCTTATCTGCATCAAAAATCATACCTGACTCATCATCAATAATAATCTTATTAGTTCCAATATAGGTTTTATATACATCTTGAGCGTTAACTCCATACAAGGCTGATGCAGAAATAACTAAAACGCCTTCCCAAGTATAATTATTTAGCCAAAAAGACCAGTTTCTGTTTGTAATACCTTCCTGCTTAACTTTAAGCCAAGGTCTATTAATCTTAGATTGTACCTGTTGAAGGTTGTTGGCTTGATAGTATGCAACATTATTAAACAATGCTGGGCTATTTAGATTAATTGATCCTATAAATAGATCAAAGTTTACTGATTCTCCAAAATTAATGCCTAGCGCTGACCATTCTTTAATTGTCAAGACTGGTTCTCTTACAAGCGTTCCATTAAGGTAGTATGATATTCCCTGAAAATCTGAGTTATCTGATTTATTTTTAGCATAAACCCTGCCACGCTGACCAGTTTCATCATTGGCTACAACAAAGAAAACAATAGTATCTGCCTTGTGTATTATTTCAAATAAAGGAATTGATGTTGCTGTAAATGATTCTTGGTCATACCTTATCCAAGACTGCATTGCGCTTACTCTATAGTTTTCTGCAAGAGATTGATTAATTGGTATTGAAATTCCACGATCAAAGTTTGAATCAAAATCTCCACGAACTTGTATTCCAGATGTTCTATTCATGTATAGGTATGGAGTACTTCCCTTATAAATACTAAATGGGTTCTTTGACTTATAATCATAATATAGTCCAGAGCGCTTATACGGGAATAGGTCTGTTCCAAACCTTGTTCCTACTGGATTAAAGGAATTGTCATTTAATGCCTGGGATGCAAGTTCAAGTTTTCTTAGCAAAACTGGTTTTGTTAGTATTCCACGAATATTAAAATCAAGATGATAAACAATTGCTAAACTATTAAAGTCAACATCTTTTCTTGGATAAATTATTGTATTGTCAACAACCTCAAACTTTGTAGTTGACCAAGAAGAATATTCTGAAACATCAACAACAGCATTTTCTTTTGCAGTAACAGTTGTTGTAAAATTATCTTGTGATAAATTTGCACCGTCAGCAATATACTGAAAAGTAACATAACTTCTAACTGCTGCTCCTTCAGTATTATACTCATAATACTTTAAAGCCTTTTCTTTAAGGTCTTGATAGTTATTCCAACCAGTAAGCAAAGAGTTATCTAGTTGCTGGTATGTTCTTTGTGTTGGCAAAGAATATGAACTAGCCAACTCCTCATATGTCCAAGATCCAGTTGTCTCTGCCTCAAGCAGGCTTGATGGTGAAGGATAACCAATATTGAACTGTAAAAAGTCTAAGTCATAAAAAGAATTTCCTAGATCATTTTGAACAAACTTTGCAAAATAAGATAATGGCATGTAGTCTTCCCAATATCCAGAAACACCTATGTCTAAGAACAAACTTCCATACGCATATGTTGGCAAAAGAGTATAACTTGCTGTATGTGACAATAATGCTAATGCATTTTCAGATGACTCAACTCCACTTCCAGTGTAAGTATCAATAATTGCAATTCCACTTTCATCAAAACAATTAGATATTGAGTTTGAGTTTAGTTCTGTTGAAAATCCAATAGAAAAAATATATCCTTTAAAGGTTTTAGATCCAGAGTTATCTCCACCAACATAAAGGCTTAAGGAGTTTTGATTACCAAAGAATGTTGCAAGGTTTCCACCAAAAGTGTTTACAAGTGTTTGAATATTAATTCCAGCAGCAAAAAGTTCTTCAACCTCAAACTCATCTGTACGATATATTTCTTGAGATATTCCTGAGTAATATAAAGAGTACACGATTTCTAGTCCATCTACGTTAATAGAAAAGTAGTTTCCTGTACTTTGATTATATATCTTAAATAGTATTTCTTCTGTTTCGTTTGTTCCACTACCCTGATTATTTACCTGAAATACTCCATACAAAGATGCAACTTGTGAGTTTAAAATATTAAAGTTTCCAAAGTTAATATATGCTCCATCATTATTCCAAGTTGAGTCTGCATTTAATGATATAAAGTGAGCATCTGTCCCTAAATCTCCACTAGCAAGGTTTTGATATAGAATATCTGAGTCATCATATAGTTCTTGCAATGTTTTTGTTCCAGTAAATATTGTTGGCAAAGAATACTGAGGAGTTGTTAGGGCTGTTGCAGTTGTTGAAAGATTATCAAATGTTCCCTGTTGCCACTGTGCAAAATCTGGGTAGTTATAGTTTGCTGTGTAGTCTGCAAAAGAATAATCTATAAATGCAGAGGTTCCACTGTATGCAGAATCAATGCTTTCTGATGATCCTACTCCTTGACCATAAACATACCTTCTTTTTGCTACAACATTTGGAACCTGGTATGAATATATTGCTACACAATCAATCTCTATTGGGTTTACATTATTGTAAGCATAAAAGCCAATCCAATCCTCTCCATTTATTGATGGCAAAGATATGCTTGATGTAATAAAGTCTAAGGATATTACTTGCTCTCCATTAATCAAGACTGTGGCATTGTCAGTAATTAACCTAATATGAATTAACATTGGTCTAAACCATTCCCCAACAAAATGAGAACTAAATTTTCCGCCAATTAAAAGAGTTAAGAATCCACCCTCTACATAAAGACCATCTTCACTTCCTATTGGTCCAAAAATTCTTTTAGGGTCATTAGAGTCTGAATTAATTCTTGCCCAAAACTCTACAGTGTAATCGCTATGCCTTCCATTTTCATGCAAGAAACCTTTTCCAGGAAATATAAAAGAAGGGTCTCCCCCTGTGTTTGGAGATAACTTTGTAACATTTGATGCACCAAAGACTAAAGGAACTCCAGTATTTTTTGCTACTAAAGAATTATCATTTACGAGATAGTATCCTGTGTCAGAAGATATTCCATACGCTGGTGCTGGAATAACTCTGCTAGTTGTTGTTAGTTCAATCTCTGCTGGAAAAGTTTCTGAGGATACACCTAGAGAAACTACATTAAACTCTTCAGACCATTGACCCAAAGATATTCCATTAAAGTAAAACTCATAGTCATTTATGTTGTCTCCACCAGTGTTTGTAACAATTTTTATTACTAATTTAAAGTTTGTGCTTTCATTGGGAATCTCAAATGTTTCAGATATAAAAGCCCACTGGTTTGATATTGAGGTATTAAATGTTTTTAAGTTTTGTACAACTTGTGAAGTTGTAGTATCTGTATATTCATATCCTATAGATACTGACTCTAGATAAACGCTTCCAGAATAAAAATGTGTTCCAATACAAAATGTTCCAAGTTCTAAATCTAGATCCTGAAAATTCATGATTTCTGGGCTTTTTAATATAGCCTCGTTTGTAGCCCCAACTGGTATGCTACAACTAACCTTTGTAGTATAACTATTTGGAAATGGCTCACCAGTTAGTCCAGTACCTGAAGAAAGAGTACATCCTGTTTTATCCCAAAGTGTAAGAATATTTCTTTGAGCCTCTGAAATAAGACTAACATAATCAAGTTTATCGTCTAGTGCCCAAAGAGCCATTGGGTGTTCACTGAAAACTTTTTCTGCGTACAAATTTGATGGGCTAGACATTATTCTCCTATCCCCTTATTATAGCAGGATACGGCTTAATATAATTTAATCTCACATGCATCAGTTGAGCAGTATTTTTCAGACTCAGCGTCTAAATTATCTTTGCCGTCATAAATTGCAGACCAATCAATTTTTCCAATTGTTCCAACATAAGCATTATATTGTTCTCTTGAAATCTCAGAATATGGTTGCTGTGGATAAGTTTTATTTCCCATAGGAAGAAATGACACTGCTTTTAATTGTCCCTCATACATGTTAAGCGCTGGAGCAACAAATTGCTTTTCTGTTTCTTTATCAAATGATAAGGTTACAGAAACACCATTGTCTGACCAGTACTTTTGAGCAGTTGCTGCCAAACCAATCTTTTCAAATAGGCTTACTTGCTTTTCAGCACGCTTGTGTCCTGAAGCAACTGGGAAGTAAACTACTGATGTATTTGCTGATACTAGGTCATCTTCAATTTTATACCCCGCTGCTTTAAATAAATGTAGCATTGGATCTGTATTACCAAAACGAATAGCACGAAGATAAAATTCTCCTCCAGGACCCCAGTGAACTCCAGGGGTGGCACCAGAAAGAAGAGATACTGATCCTGATGGTTTTACCGTAGTTACACGAACTGATTCACGAACACATAGCCATTCAGAGTACTTATGGTCATAATGGCGAATCTTTTCATACCCCTGATCCATCCATTCACGTAATGCTGGAAGACCGCTATTATCAGCAAAAGAAGCAATGCCAGTAAGAGATGTTCCAATACGGCGATTGCGTTGCATGATACCGTTTGTTTGCTGCCAATGTGTTGGCATTAGTGTTACGGTTTTTCCATAAAGATATGCAAACTTTAATGTCTTAAGGAAGTCCTCTTTAGACTCATGACGATTTAGGTGAACTTCTACAAGTGTACAAAGTTCGTATGATTCTAATGGCTGCTCGGCACAAGGATTAAATCCCATAATTCTAGAATCTTTATAATCTGGGGCATCCTTTAGTCTACCGTAATCTCTAGCAACATCTAGCCAGATAAACCCTGGCTCTCCATTATCTGCAATTAAATCTACATAATCTTCATATTTTGTTCCAACGGTTGCTGAAATAGAATTATTTGACATCCAAGCCCACCCTGGTTTTTCTGGGTCATATGAGTTTCTGTCTGGAAATACTTCTGGATTTTTAAGATTAATAAAACCTTCATCTTCTGGCGTTCCAAGTGCAAGAGTCGCAGAACGACGAACATTTCCTGATACCACACAGGTGCCAATAAGATTAACAATATCAACAATAGCACGGCTATCTAAGACTTCTCCAGACCTAGAGCCAATTACATTACGAATTCGTGTATGGAGATCAATAAGTGGTGCTGGACCGCTTGCAACGCCTCCAAAGCCCTTAATAGGGGCTCCTAGGGGACGGATAAGGTCATAGTTAAACTCTTGAATAGGTTGATTCTGTCGTAGGAAAGAGTTAATCAAAAGACGAACTGACTCAACCCAGCCTTCACGGGTATCTGGAATCTCATAAATAGATGCTGGCTCAGTAGGTGCATAGATAGACATCTGCTTGTCTTGTCCAAGGGTATCAAATCCAACTCCAATACCCAACATTAATGCATCCATTACCCAAGCAAATAAAGCACCTGGGTCATTACGATCAATGTCTCTTGTTGAAACCATTGCACAGTTTTGTAGCGATGCTGAGTTACGTTTTTCCATAGTCATAGGGGTACCAAATGCCCATAGACCACGGCCTGGTGGTGTCCACTTTAGTTCAAACATTCTTTGAAATGCTTCTTGTGCAGACTTCTGTGCTTTATTATCATTCCATGGTAAACGATTATCCTTAGCATGATTTTTCTGTACTGAATACATGCCCTCAATAACACGACGACAAACTTCATGCCAACGTTCTTTTGTCCCATCTTCTTTAACACGAGAATATGTGCGAATAAATGTAATCTCTCCTAATGAGTTAGACCCAGCATCTGAGAATCCAAATGGTGCTGGAACATTATTATATTTATTTACAAATTCTTCTGATAGACGAAACGAAAAAACTTCTGACATTTATTTACCTTTCTAAGCAAATTTAGATGAGTACTTTGAGTTTTCC